AAATCAGTGAATAGTTGGGTCTAAGTCTATCTCAGGCTCAAAAATAACTGATTTTTCTTCCTCTTCCTCAAGTTCCATCAAACCACCACAATCTGTGCATTTATAAACATTATCTCCAATATCAGTTTTTGTAGGAAAGGTTGTCTCTTTACAAAAAGGACATACTGTTGTGACTATTTTTATTTCTTTATCGCTCCCCATGACTTTCCTTCCTTCGCATCAACTTTACTTGGTACTTCTAGTTTTACACAATTTTCCATTATACTTTTTATTTGATCACGCATTGCATCGTCTTTTATTGAAACGTTTAACTCATCATGAACTTGAATATGAGGAGTAATACCAGCCTTATGGACTTCTATCATTGCCTTTTTTGTTTGATCAGCTGCACTGCCCTGGATTAATTTATTCAATGCTTTGTATATAAAACCTCTTTTTAAACTTGATCCATATTTTCTCACTGCATCTTCTCTTGGTAAAGGCTTGTGAACACCCCATCTTGTTGGTTCCCATAAATCAAAATGACATATACGACCAAGAATAGTTCTTACTTGTCCATTATCATTTGCTGTCTTCATTGCTAAACTCATTAATTGTTTAACAAAAGGAACACGGGAATGATAAGTATCAAATAATTCTTTTGTATCTTCTTCACCTAATCCTAATTGACTTCCTAATTTCTTTTGACCCATTCCATAAAATAATCCGAGGTTCATGGTCTTTGCTACACGTCTCTCTATTCCTGCCATGTCTCCAGCAATCTGATGAAAGTCTGTGGACGCATCATTATTATACGCACCAACAAATTCTTCTGCACCATCCAAACCACCATGTGTTAAAGCTGCAAAATGAACGACAAGGCGTGGTTCCTGTTGTGAATAATCAAAACTACCCCAAGTACATCCTTCTTCTGGAATAAATAATTGTCTTATAAGAGGACCAATCTTTTCATTTCGAGAAGGAATTTGCTGTAAATTTGGATTTGACATGCTCAGACGACCAGTAATAGTACCACCTTGGTCCGATTTTAATTGGTTAATTTCTCCATGTATTCTGCCATTATGTTCATGTTTTAATAGTGAATCAATAAAAGTTGATCTTGCTTTATAGAGCTCACGTGCTTGAACTATCTTTTGTGAAAAAGGATCATTCAATGAGGCTAAAAAGTTCTTATCAAAACTAGGAAGACCAGTTGGTGTTTTATTATATTTTATTTTTTTCTTATCGAATGCTTTAGCAACAGATGTTGGAGCAAATACTTCTACTTCAAATCCTATTTCTTTTTTAAGTTCTAATAATAACTTCTTCTCTTCCTTTTCTATATCTTTTTTAATTTTATGTGCTTTATCTAAATCTAAACGAACACCTTTCCATTTCATATCTATTAAAACAGGAAGGAGCTCTGTCTCTAGATCAAAAATACTTGTTAATTCTTGTCTCAATATTTCTATTTTTAATGTGTTCCATAACCGAAGAGTAATAGCTGCATCTTGTTCAGCGTATGGTCCAACATATTGATAAGGTAATTTATACATTTCTGCTTTAGCATCTACTTGCCATGCTTGTGCAGCTTCATATAATAATGATTCATTTTTCTTTTCTTCTATATAATCTCTTGCAACTGCATTTAAATTATATTGTCCAGGCATTCTATTTTCATTAATAAGAGCAGTAGCTATCATTGTATCAATACAACGACCTTTAACTTCTAGTCCCCAACGACGTAGCCATCCAACATCATAACTTGCATTATGAAATATCTTATCTACATCATTACTTAAAATAGGTTTAAGTTGTTCTCGTATGATATTTTCATCAAAATTTCCTCCACCTTCATGAGCTAAAGGAAAGTATCCTTTCCATCCATCTACAGCTAAAGCAATACCAACAACTTTTCCTCTTCCTGTTGCCCATCCTGGTCCGAGGTCCTTGATGTGTGGATCGTGTGTCTCTAAGTCAATTGCAATCTCCTTGGCCTCTGATAAATCAGGAAGACTCTGAGGTGGTATCCATTCTTTAGGGGGCTCAAATAGTGGTTTTTGTGTCATTTTTTACCTTTCTTTTCATGTTCTTCTACCCATTCTTTAATAGCTTTATCTGTCATTCTTCCTCTTTTCTCTCCTTCCGATTCAAATGATATATGTCTATCGGTTCTCTCTTCTATTTCCCCTGCTATAGCGGCATATGCCGCAAGGTCAAGGTAACTGTCCTTCTTATGAGCATGTTTTAATCGTGCAATTTTAAGTAGACCCATGCAAATAGCAACATCGTGCGCTGATATTTCTACATCAAGATAGGCACTCCATAGCCTTGCAATGTTCTGATGATTAGTAAGTTTATCACCATAATCTTCATGGCGATCCGTTTCGACAAGTTTCTTTGCTTCTTCTAAAAGGTCTGCTGATACAAATAATGGTTTTGGTGTCATTTCTTTGCCTTTGATAAATATAAAATAGCATTCATCAATCTATCAATGTCATCCTTAAAATTACCTATGCCAACATTACATTGATGACATAGTAATCCTCTTGGTTTTAAATTAAGATTATGTCTGTATTCTTTTTGTGTGTATGTATGGTCGTGATCAATAACAGCCTGGTCTTGTTTACTCTCTGAATTTTTAGGTGACTTTAACACACTTTTACCACAAATTTGACACATAGGTTTTTGTTCCTTGTACCAATTAGCAAAAGTTTCTCCCCATCTACATTTTATTTTTCGAAGACGAAGTTTCATTCTTCCTTCATCTGTTGCACGAAGTTTCTTTTGTTCCTTTTCACAACTACGAAGGTGTGCAAGTCTTCCTTTTTCTGTTTTAATATATCTTTCTTGTCTTTCTCTTGAGTAAGCCATTAATAAAATACCTCTCTAAATTCTCTTTCACTTTGTGAATGAACAATATGCAATGCTTTCTTTGCTCTTGTCATCCCCACATAAAACACCCGGCGCTCATCGTCAGGATTCTTATAATAAGACTCGTCTGCCTTACGTGGCATATCCGTTAATAACATAACATTATCAGCTTCGCCACCCTTTGCTCCATGTATCGTTGATATATTGATCCGTGGTGCGCGGTTCAGGTTTTCTCGTCTACGTAACGCTGCAACAATATAAACCACCTCGCGCATAGGCATACGGTCTAAAGCCTCGTGCCATATTTTTTCTTGGGGCACCAGGAGTCCGTGATTCATTACTAAATGCTCATAATCATATAAGGCTTCAGGGTCAGCATCGGACATATTTTTATATCCATACTCTACCCCTACACGAACAGATAAATAATGATAAATTGTTTTAACCTCATCTAATGTTAGTTTCTTGTTGCGCTGTGCAAGATTAGTCCAACCATTAATAGCTTTTAATTTTTTCTCACTCACCGAAGGAGTATTAAATCGTGAAAAGAATAATCCTCTTTGTCTTAGATCTTCTGATATTTGTTCCAAGGTATAATTATCTCTTGTCATAATTAACCATTCACCTTCACCCATTAATTGATACACGGCTTCACGCATACTGTGAAATTGTATATCTCCTTCCTCATCTTTTGCTTTCCAAAGTTTAGGTATTCTTTTCTCAACACGACTTATTAAAGCTGTCGCTGCATTGTGAATCTTTTTCGGAATACGATGTGACTGGTCAAGGATATAACGATCACCTTTTAATCCAATAAGATCCTCAGGACTAGCTCCTGCCCATTTAAATATAGATTGATCATCATCTCCTGCAATATATGTGCGTTCAGAATTATCCATTAAAATTTTAACCATTTCCCATTGAATAGGAAGTAAATCCTGTGCTTCATCAATAATAAGAACATCAAGATCTGGAACAAGATCCTCAAGTGTAGCCCTGGCTACGAAATCAATAATCATATCTGTAAAATCATAGAGCTTTCTTTTCTTTTTGTACTCCGTAATTCCATCAGCAATATATTTTAATTTCATCCAACCACAATCAAGATGACCTACTTCTTGGAATTGTTGACGCAAAGAAATATTACGAGCTCTAGATAAATCAATTATTTGTGCAAAAACATCATCCTGCATTCCTGTTCCAAAACTATCCATACGACGATTTGTATTACTCAGTTTAATACCAAGAAGACTTGATAACTCTTTGTAATGAACATCACCCATCACATCATCTTTTGATAATCCTAGTTGTTTAAAAGCAAGACTATGTAATGTTCTAAAATATAAAAAATCTTTTTTATTTAATTCTTCAAATCTATTCATAGCCCTGGTCCGTGCTTCATCGGCAGCTTTAACGGTATACGCAAAATAACCAATACGATTAGGATAAGTACCATTAGCTAATTCTTCCTCTACACGTTTAAGAAGATACTCTGTTTTCCCTGTTCCAGGAGGTCCTAAAATAATTTTAGCTGGCATAAAACTTCGCTACTCTTGACATCCAAGCACAGCATATGCGCCAATATTCCTCCTCTTTTAACTCGAACTTTTGAAAGTATCTGTCACGAGAACACATAAGGATGACACCTGTGGTTATAGATGTATCAAATAAAATATTATGAGCCATTGCGTACGCAGCTAATTGTAGTTTATAATCCCCAACCCATTCCTCTTTTTTAGGCTTATTAGTCTGCTTAAAATCTACAATAGAAGGCTTTCCTTTATATACTCCAACCACATCGGTGGTTCCTGCATAAAGACCAGGATAGTATAAATGAACTTCTGATCCCCATAATTCTTCTAGATCTACTAATCCTTTTTTAATAACTTCATTTGCCATTGGTCTTGCAATACGACCAACGTCTGTGTCATCGACATATTCTTTTTGTAATAAATAATTTTCTAAATGTTTATGCATGCTTGTTCCAACTAAAGCAGCTGTG